CCGGTCTCCCAGTGGATCGGTTGGTTCAATTTCCGCCGCTGGGACATCATGCCGCGCGTATGGCTCGATGCAACACCACCCGACCAGCAGCAAGAGCGCGAAGCGCGCCAGAGCAAAGCCGTAGGAGAGAAGGCAAAGACTATTGGCGCTCTTGCCAGCGCAATGGAGACACTACAGAAGGTGTTGCCCGAAGTTACCCCGCGCCAGTGGTTCGAAGCATCGAACTTGCTGCCCGATCAGGACGCTATAGCGGAGCGCCAGGATAAGAAGAAAAAGCAGGCACCAACGCCAGCTGATGAACAGCCGGTGGATACTGCGGATAAAAGCGTTGGTGACAGTGTCGGCTAAAAGAAGTGCCCGCAGAAGTCGTGCGGGCTAAGCCAGATATCGAGCGCTTCGTACTTCTCATTGCGAAGGCGCTGTTGGTCGCGATGGCGTTGTTTGCGATTGTACTCCATCCGGTATTCTTTCAAACTAAAGCCATACCGAGAACCCTGGTAGTTGTAGCGAGCAGCGTTGAACTTTCGACGATAATTGCGATGCATGAGCCCCTCCAAGAATTGGAAAAGGACTCGGGTTGTGATCAAGCATAACCGGTATTGTAGCACCATCTAGCGGTATGCGGCAACATTTCCGTGCTGTACAAGCGAGCTCCGACAATGCGCCGGAAGGTCATCTATGGTTTGACCTGGTGACAGGTGACCGGGACACCTTTAAAACACGCCTAAAGCCTAGCGGTGGGCGGTTTCACAGCGAAGCGCGGCCTTGGCTGAATACCCACAATGACAAGGACGCCAGCAAGGTCATCGGTAATATGGTTGAGTCGCGTCAATCGAGTGACAGTCCTTTTCAAGTACTTGTCAAGTTCGATGACCAAGACCCAGAAGCTATGAAAATCTATGATAAGCATAAGCGCGGCGTGTTGAAAGGCTGCAGCGTCGGTTTTCTGCCTATCCCCGGCAAATTCCACGTAGAGATGGAAGACGACGGCCAGAAAACGATCGTTTATGACGAGTACTACATTCTAGAGGGCAGCTCGTGCGGAGTGCCGTCCAACCCTACGGCGCTTATGCGCTCCGCCGAGCTTGTCATTGAAGATGCACTGGCGGCAGAGCCTGTCAAGCCATCTGTTACACCATCAGCAGTACAAACCCGAGCAACGCCGACTGTAGGCAGTGCTCCAGTCAAGACTTTTAGCACTGATGTGCAGGGGAAATGGAAACCGATGCAGCCTGAACAGAGAGCAATGCACCGCGCAATGATTGGCGATTCTCTGCGCTCCGCCGAAGATCACATGCAGTGTCACGCCGCGCTGCCGGAGTTTCCGGAGCATCGCGAGTTTCACGCTGGCGAAGCTCGCGCTTGTATGAAGCGCTGCGCCGCGATGACTCGCATGGTCCACGATTCGCTGCACGCTGCCGGCGAAGCAACGCCGGAACCCGCGCCCGCCGATGCCAAGGTGGGCGCAATGATGCGCTGCGCTTCGCTGCAGAACGCCGATGCGGCGCTGCTCGCAGAGTTCAAAGAGACCTATCGCAATTGCGCCGGCTATGCGACGCGCAGCTATCGCGATGTCGGCGAGTCCATCGCCAAATCGCCCGCCGAGCTGCGCACTAAGTGGCTGGCGACTCAGCAGATCGAAGCGATGCATCGCAAGGCGCTGGTCGAGAAGCGCAATGCCGCGGCTGAGCTCGAAGCGCAGCAGCGCGCCACGATCATCGAGGAACTCAAGGATGGCCCTGGCCTGGAGCCCGCCATCGAGTGCGAGATTCTCGGCCTCGATCCGACCGACCCGAAGCGTCAAACGCGCTCGGCTGACGGTCCGATGTCGCTTGCTGACCTTATGGCGCTGCGCAACTCGCTGATGGGCGCTGCGCAGGTGCTGACTCGCACTGCGGCGCTTACCCCCGCTGCCACGGCGACAGAGACCGATGAGGCTCTCAAGCAGCCTGCTCCGCCGGCTCGGCCGGATGCGTCTGGCAAGGTAGAAGGAGTCGACCCGAAAGTTATGGAGGCGCTGCGCGCTGGTGCGCGGTCTGCTGGCTTGAACCTTGACAATGCGCTTGCCGCTGCGCGGCGGATGAGCTAGTTCGCTAAGCGAACTGAAAGGAAAGAGCGATGAGCTTTACACTCGAACCGCGCGCCGGTAATCAGAATCTGGTGCAGGTCATCAAGAGCGCCAAGATTGGCGCTGGCGTCAACATCGAGCAGGGCAAGTTCTACGTCTTCGTGGGCGGCTACCTTGTCGTCCCCGCTGCTGCTAACGCGGCGACGGGCTACCGGCCGGTGCGTGCGCTCGACAATAAAGACAACACTAGCGGCGGCAACGGCGATCTGACGGTTGACGTTGAGTACAACAGCTGGTATGACCTGCCCAACGACGGGACCCATCCGGTCGATCAGACCTACGTGGGCAAGCCGTCGTACCTCAGCTCGGCTTTCACTCTGTCGCAGACCAGCGCTGACGGGCCGCTGTTCGGCACGATCATTCAGTACAATCAGCCCAACAACCTGTATGGCCGCCCGGTGCGCGCGGAGCTCAAGTAAGCCATGAGTACCCCCACAGTTTCCGGTCTGACTCCATCGCAGGAGCAGATTGTTTTTACTTCGATCATCGCCGCTGGGCTCCAGGAAGCGTATCTGGGTGATCTCAGCCTGGTATATGACAAGATCGCGCGCTGCCAGATGCCGGAATACTTCGCCCAGAAGTTCCCTGGCATCTTCCGCCCTGACGGTCAGCTGATCAACCCCGGCTCGGCCGCGCTGCCGGACCAGGCGGTGTTTGGCCAAGTCATGCCGCTTGCGCGTATGGAGGCCCTATCGCCCAATGGCGGCGGCGCTACCAGCTTTCCGCTCATGCGCCAGGCGCAGAATGTGCTGCTCGGGCCGTACGAGGCCAAGGCGCATGAGTCGGTGTGGAACTTCCGCAAGGACGTGTTCGGCACGCTGCAGGCTGCTGCCGGCCTCATGCGGCGCACGGCTGAGAAGAACGCCGACTTCCTGCTTGCGGCGCTGCTGCAGAATGGCAATACGTCGAGCTGCTGGCATACCGCGCTCACCGGGAAGAACTTCTTCGATACCAATATCCCGTGTGATCTCGGTCCGAATCTGTCGGGCGACACGTTCACGAACTACTACACCAACACGCCGCTGACCAGCACGAACATCCTGAAGAAGATCGGGTATGCGCGCGGTATTCGGCTCGGCGATCGGGTGCCCATCAGCGTCAACCTTGACACGCTGATCTATCCGACCGTGCTGGAGAACGACGCGCAGATCAGCACCATGCTGCGCTATATCGTGTACAGTGGCGCTGGCGTTCCCAACGGTAACCTTGCGCCGGGACAGTCCGCCGGTACTGCGGCGATGGGTGAGAACGCCATCCAGCTGCTGAACTACGTGAAGAAAGTTGTCCCGTACGACGTTCTGAGCGACGGCACCAGTTCGGGCGATGTCACCTGGTATTTGGCTGATTCGCGCATGTTTGGCCTTCTGTACGCTCGCGCACTGGCTCCGCAGTACGCCTGGCAGGTGGATCCGAACTCGGCCGCTGTTTTCGAAGAGAATGAGTACCGCTTCAAGGTGAACACCTGGGAAGGCGCGGCTTACGGTCTTCCGCAGTTCATCTTTAAGATGCGCGGGAACTAGTCTTCAGTCCGCAGTCGCCCAATCAAACAACGCTGCCTGCAGTTCCACGCTTCGAATCTTTCCATCCGGTGCCAACGGCAGCGGCGCTACTTTCAACCAGCGCCGTTCTAGCTCTTCGTCCATTATCTCCGTTACTGAGATGAAACGGCGATTCGCTTCGTTGCGTATTATTGGCGGAACGCTGTTTTTAACCATTTGCATGTGCATCTTTGTATGATGCCACCTCGCACCGATAAGAGCGCCAGTTGGCTCCAATTTCACCGATACACGCAGCTGTTTTAGAACGTCATCGAAGTTCACCGTATGTCTCCTATTACCCTCGGTAACTGTACAACAAACCCAGGTACTGATAAGGTGCCACAGAACACTTGTTCAAATAGGGCCATTACAGCTACACGTCGCCGATAAGCTACGCTGTACCTATTTCTTTTGGCCGGCTTATGTGCTACGCACAAGTCACCTTGCCTTTCAACAGCTTCAAGGCAACTCGGGTCTGCACATAATGCCGCCATAGTTGACAAATGTAACACACGGTGTTAGGCTGGGTCTATGGCAAACACCACAAGCACCACAAGTCCCGAAGTAAAGGCTCCTAAGCTGGCTTTCGAGCCGATGAAGTCCACTCACAAAGATCACCAGCCGACAGAGGACGGCGCGTTCTTGGTTCTACGCAACGTCGAATCACCGAACCCGTATATCAAGAAGGGCGATTCCAAATACCTCCGAACCGGCGTCAAGCTCGTAGTCCCAGAAGGTTACCTGTGTTTCATCGCCGATCGGCGCGTTCATGGCAGCAGCTTTATGCTGTATCACGTGCAGTTCTTGACGCCTGGCACCAGTGGCGAGGTGTCTATCCTTTGCGGCGCGGGGCACATCGCCGATCGCAACGTCCGCATGGGAGAAGAGATTGGCGTTGCGTGGCTCGTAAAGACTGACGGCGCAATGAAGCGCCCGGAACCGAAGACAGAGAAGGACGAAAGCAAATGAACATTCGTCGCGAGTTCACCGTCCACATGCTCAACGAGGCCGGCAAACAGAAAGCTCGCCAGATAGCCGAGACTCTGACCGAAGCGCTCGACAAGCTGGAGCAAGTCTGCGGCACTGATGGCCGCGAAATGGCGCTGGTGCGCACCAAGTTCGAAGAGCTCAGCTTTTTTGCCAAAAAGGCGATGGCTGTGCACTCCGAGAATCAGGAGCCCGCGTGAAGATCGAACTGCGCGCGACAGTTACCACCGACGAAGGCAACCAATCGCAGTGCGCACTACACGTTGACGGCGTAGAGCCTACGTACCGAACTGTGAGTGATGCCATCAATAGCATGGCAGAACGTATTCGGCGGACTGTTGTTGCAAACAATACTCCGGAATGGGACGGCATAGCCCGAGCGCGTCCCGGCAACTGATCAGGTGAACAATGCCACACGTCCTCGACGTTATCGACTGTCTAGAGATACCGGCTAAGGTAAAAGCGGAAATGTTCGTACAACCTTTAGACCCAATGTCTGTAGTGGGGTTTATGGTTAAAGACCTGTGCCGAAGTTTGACTACTGGTATTGTCCAAATACATCCGGCGTTAGGTCATATTTGGTATCGACTGTTACGGCGCGCAATCTTCAAAGCTGAACGACTACCTTCGAAGCCAATTCTTCGACGAGCGGTTATACCGGTCTATCTGTAACGACCATCTCCGGCATGTGGTCGAATTCATGCCGCCGCTCAAGCCGTAGTCCATCACCGAATTTCTGGAACAACGCTATCTGGCTTGAGAACGCCACGCCGACCAGCGGCGCTGATGCGCTGTTCAAGATCAAATCCACGCTGCTTCTATCGCTGCTTGGTAGCGTTAACTGGACGATTCAAGCCAGCGGCAATGGGCTCGTGTTTGCGTGGCCCGGCGACGTTATAACCGCTGTCGCCGATCTTGCCCGCGCAGGCGCGTGGTTTGTTGCGCGCAGCCTGCCTTGGCAGGATGCCGGACAGACCTACTACACCGAGTTGTGCGTACAGACTGACGGCGGAACAGGGCTGCGCATCAAAATTGCGTTCCGTACTGCGTTCACTGGCGGCACGCCGTCGCCCACACAAACGCCTAGCGCGGCCGATGAGCAGTATTGGGTAGGCGGCGGCACCGATGCTTCGCCTACCTATACTAACTTCTTTGCAGCATCCGGCTATCGGTTGCAGGGCTTTGTGTCGGGCTTCAACGAGACACTGTGTTTTCTTGAATACCCTATCGGTGGTGGAGCATGTTCGTCACTGCTGTTCATCGATAGGCCACTGCCTAATCCCGTTGGCGGCGGTGGGAATCTGCTTGACAAAGAACGTATCTGCTTCTATGCGTTCACAGGTAGTAACTGCGCGCTGGCGCTGGGTTTAGCCTCAGACAACACCGGACCGCGCTCAACGTTTCTTTATGGTACGTCCGGCCAGCTGTGGGGCCGCTGTCCGCCGCAAGTTCAGGCCAAATACAATGGCAGCAACATACTAACTAAGACTTTACCCGGCGGCTGCGCAACCTCTGTCATCTATCCGGAGCCCGTAGTTCCGGAAGGCCCGTTCATTTATCGCCGCAGCGCCGATGTAGCTGGTATTGCTCTGCCCGGCGAAGTTGGGAATTACAACACCTGCGATGATAAGGGCCAGAGCGCATCTTTCCGCTTCGGCGGACAGACGAAATCTGGACCGGTGTTGCTCGACGCTGTGAATCCTTACACCGGCGACGCTGTGCCTAACGGCGCGCTCCAGATCGGCGATTTCATCATGCCATGGAGTGGAACCGCAATTGATGTATAACCAAAGTAGCGGTTGCATGACAGTCCATACAGTGATTGCGAATTTGGTTACGCGTTTTACGTAAACTCCGCCGCGGCACGCGGCTTGACTACCCTATTCCGCCGTGTTTGAACATGCGGCACACGAATTGCGAGGACCTCAGACCATGAGCGATACACAGAACAACGGCGAGATCATTGCCCATCTCCCAGGCGGTATAGAAGTCCGAACGGCGCACGGCGCTGATGGGAAATTCATTAGTGGAAGTGGCGGTGGAGTCAATGCCGGTAAAGCCGCTTCCCATCTTGCCAAAGCAGCACATTTCAAAGCCAAGGCTGGAAAAGCTACTCATTCCGAACGCAAACATGCATACCTCAAGTCAGCCGAGGCCCATGAAAAAAGCGCGACTGCCTGGAAAGAAGGCACTTCGGCTGCACATGCTATCGCTGCTCATGCGCACAGTTGGGCTGCTGGTAGCCATGGGGTCATATCTGGCCAGGCCAATCATTCTACGGGTGCTCAGAAAACTCACAAGACTGATGCCGATGCTCATAGTGAACACCATAAAGAACATAAGGCACACATGACTCAGCATGGATCGGGTCATGGTTCTTTTATTGGCGCGTAGCGCTGTAACAGCCTAGCACCTACATTGCCCGCGGTGTTATTCTGTGCTTATGAGAGAAACACCGCTCGCGCTACTCCTTCTCCCCTACATTGTTTGCTCTTTCAGCTACGCGTTCCTGTGCGGCGTCATAGGACGCACGTATGACCCCCTATCGGCGTTTTCTGTATACGCCGTCGGTTGTTTAGTAAGCTTCATCGGCTCCGCGCTGTGGTATCGACCGAAGCGCCTTTGGCCGCCCACTCGCGATGAAAGTCTCGCCGCTGTTGCCAGTACTTTGATTCTCACCAGCTCCACGCTGTCGCTCCTTCTTCCTCAGTCATTGCTCGCCGTTGTTACTTCCAAATCTGGAGCGCTGCTTATCCCATCAGCGCGTCACATTCGGCTCGTACGCCGAATACCGCTGCAGATGTTGCCGGCGTATATTGTCCGTCGGCTGTCGTTGCCTCTTTTGGCCATCCTTGCGGTTGTGCTCTCGGCCTGGCGCAAGCCCTTAGTGCTTATCGCTGTGCCGTTCTGTCTGGCTTGCGTATATGTGACCGGGTACGCGTTGAAGCTCAAGTCTGTAAAGATGGCCAAAATAACTCTACAGCCGCGGACGAAGAATGAATTCGTCGTAGCGGAACAGCTTGTCGTCGCCGTTGTTACCCTCGCCATCGCTGCACTATTCGACCAATACCGCCGACTGGTGCCTGGTAGCGGTCATGCCGCCACACTTGCCGACTGGCGCTTATGGGCTGTTGCCGCAGCCAGCTACGGCGGCGGATTCATTGGTACCCAGCTTGTGCTGCACTCGACCCCGCAGACGATAGTTTTTCCCGCCTACCGCGCTGCATCGCTTCTCTGCGCGCTCGGAGCTTCGGCCGCTCGTGGAGAACTACACTGGAAGCGCGCGTACTGGTCCGACTGGAGCGCGCTGGCGGTCGCACTAGTTGTCGTTCTGTGGGCTTCCGGCGCGTTTTCCTTTACACGGAAGCGTTTTGCGGTATACAGTAGCTACTTCAATACCCATGCGGTCACTCAAACGCTCCGGAATGCAAAGGAATGGCTTTCTGTGGCATGGGACAATTCCATGAACGCGGAGGCACGGCGTCGTGCCGCAGTTAATGCCGCTTTGTCGCGTTGGTTTGTAGACAATTTCACCGGAGAACGGTAAAATATGATACCTCGTTACACTCGACCTGAGATGTCCGCGCTGTGGACCGATGAACGGCGCTATAACTTGTGGCTTGAAATCGAGTTGGCAGCGCATGAAGCGCTGGAGGCAACACCCAATAGCCCGATACCACAAGGCGCAACGGCGAAGCTGCGCGAGTCTGTTACCGAATCACAAAAGGTCTATGACTGCTTGTGCCATGGCGCAAAGTCCCGCATCGACATGTACGAGCGTGAGACTCAACACGAGTTCGTTGCTTTTCTTCGAACTTGCGAAGAACGATACGTATGCCCGTTTCTGCACTATGGGCTTACATCCTCTGACGTACAAGACACGGCGTTTTCCTTACTGCTCCGTGACGCTACTGCTTTAATCCTTACTGGTGTACGGGTCGAGTTATTCCCTGCGCTCCGAGCGCAAGCGGAAGCCCATCGAAATACTGTATGCATCGGCCGTACGCATGGACAGCATGCAGAGCCTACAAGTCTTGGGCTGTTGTTTCTCGGCGCGTATGAAGAGATCAAACGCGCACAGGTTCGAGTCTGGGACGCATTCAACCAACTCACCGGTAAACTGTCTGGTGCAGTCGGCGTTTACGGTGCTGGATTTCCACCAGAGACCGAAGCAGCAGCCTTAAAAGCGCTTGGACTCAAGCCAGAGTTGGTCGGAACTCAGATAGTCCCGCGTGACAGGCATGCAGCACTATTTCAAGCGCTCGCGCTGCTAGCAGCAGCTATCGAGCGGTTGTGTCTGAATATTCGGCACCTGTCGCGCAGTGAAGTAGGCGAGCTGGCCGAGGGCTTTGCGGAGGGCCAAAAAGGAAGTTCAGCAATGCCCCATAAGCGCAATCCCATCAGCGCAGAAAACTTGTGTGGCTTAGCGCGGCTTGTGCGCGGATACGCGGATACTTCGCTGGAGAACGTCGCGCTGTGGCATGAACGTGATATTAGTCATAGCTCGGTTGAACGCGTGATAGCACCGGACATTACAGCGCTATGCGATTATATGGTTCATCGTTGCGCAAAGCTTGTACGCGGTTTGATAGTGAATGTCGAGCGGTGCAAGCATAACCTAGAGATGGGCGATTGGCGCTGGGCCTCAGAGCGCGTCATGCTTGCACTTGTTCGTAGTGGTCTAACTCGAAGCGTAGCGCATGAGCTGGTGCAACGAACTACGGAGTTGCGCGGGTTTACATTTAAACGACATTGTGTGTACGGAGAGATCTACGACCGACTAGGCGACCACTTGCTGAAATGCTTTGACCTCACCGATGTGTTGCGCCACATTCCAGCTATTTATGAGCGCGTATTCGGCTGCGCGATTGAGAATTCCGCTACGCAGTAACCGCGAATTCGATTACTCAATCAAGCTGGCACGGCGCTTGAAAATCCTACCTAGGCGTAAACTCGAAGCCACAAATAATGATGGCACGCTGATTGCGATGGCTTTCAGGTATGACCCAATCGATCGTCAAAAAGTTCGCACTCGTTAACTCGGCTGGCCTGTTTATGGGCGGCACTCCTACCTATCCGGTATGGGGCAATATTGAAAACGCTGGCCTGTACCACAAATACGTAGGCGCTAAAGCTGCACTTCGAATGCTTAACAGCGATCACAAGGCTACTATTCAGGAGCTCACGGTCGAGTACACTTGTGAAACTATAGAAAGCGGCACAGCGCCTATTCCCGATACCGCTGCTCAACAGATGTCTGTCATGTGTAAACGTGCGTATGCTGCGGAGGACAAATTAGCTAAGCTACAAGCCGAACTAGCCGCAGCTGTTGCCAGAGCTAATGCTGCCGAGGCAAAACTCGCTTCGATGTGCATTTCCGCCCCTGGCAATGAGCGTTTCCAGCTGCTAGAGCTTGACTAACCGCCGTCTGTTGAGTAGCTCGCCACACTTCAACGCCGAACTCGCCTAGTGTCTGCTCGATAAGCCTGTCAATAAGCTCTGCACCGCGGCGCGATTCCCAGCGCCCGCGCGTATTATAGCTTCCACCGCGCTTAAGCAAGATGAACACAGCGCGGTGTCCATCAGCGCGCAATTGTTTGTAATAGCCCCACACTGCCTGATACACAGCGTCACGCGTTGCTTGTGGCGCATACAGGTCTACGAAGGGAACGCTCACAAGTACCGGCCTATCGGTGACAATGTAGCGTACTTTGCCAAGCAGCAGACTCTCTTCTTTTATTTGTTTGCCACAGATGTACTGCTCATCATACGCAGACACTGCGCGGCCTTCATGTGCCCAATGTTTTATGCATTCTCTGGCCATCTCTGCCGATTCGCCGCGGCACATAAGCTCCGCCGTTGTCCGCAGCGCCGCTACGGTTTTGCCTGTATGCGGGCCACCAATGAATCCAATAATAGTGCTCTTCATTTGGCAGTCCAGTATCGTACAACTTCAGCTTGTGCCTGAGCTTTTCTAACAACATCAGCTTTCACTAACTCACCTTTTCGCCGTGCTCTGTACCAGTCTAAGTCAAGTAACTTTCCCATATTTCGATTTCATAACACCGTCGAGCGCAGCGCAAGCGCCGATCGCTCAGATCGCACTTGACAAGTGTTTCGATCGGTGCTATACTGGTCCTATGACCTCGTGGCTGCACCTTCAAACCAATGCTCCGGACTTCTCAACGCCGATCACCTCATATGGCTGGCCTACAGCCGTCAGAGCGCCGGATCTCACCGAGCGACAGCGCGAGTATCTAGACGAGCTTGAAATTGAGGTTGAGTTCGGCCACAACTACGGCACTATTGGAAACTCGAAGTGCTATACTGCGCACCTGCGATTCACGGACTTGCTCCCCACACAGGCGCATATTGATCCAGTATCGCTGGCGCGCCTCGATGAAGCAGAGGACTTGCCGTACATTATCGTGCTGTTGTCGAATGGGAACCACTACATCCATGACGGTCATCATCGAGCTACGCGCGCCATGTTGCGCAACGAGTTGATTGATGCCGTAGTTGTCAACCTGGAGATGATACGATGAGCATCGTATGGAAAAAGACACCGGCTGGTTTCACCGCACGCATCGCTACCGGACTGCACGACGATGCCGAGCGTATTGCGTCTGTATGGCGCACTAAGCGTGAGTCTAGGTGGCGCTGGACAGTGCGTGACGGTCACAACGCGATTCTTAGCAAGGGTACTACGGCGTCTGCAGCTGCTGCCAAAATGGAATCGGTGCGACCTTACAATAAGACTCTAGCTAGAAGGAGCAAGTAAGATGAACACGATCGACCTGGACACCCTCATCGGCCCAACCTGGGCCTTTTACGGAGTAGACAACAATTTCTTTAAGATCGACGGTTTAGTCCTCGAAGCGATGGAAGACCCCGATGACGGATACCGATCGGCATTGGCAGAAGTTCGCATTGCGAAAGACACCGACGATTACAAGCCCACGTTTTTCACTCAGCCCGTAGCACAGGTCAAGATCAGAGAGATTGAGAACCCCGAGCGCTATGGCTGGGAGCTGGTAGACGAGGCAGAGCATATTTGGCTCCAGATTGGCACCGACTATAACGATCACTACTACCCTTCTTTTATTTTTAGCTATTTACCCAAAAACGCGGCGGGCTGACCGTGGCCGTCGAAGTCCGAGACGTGGCGCTTGCGCACTACTCCGCCTCGTCGGTGCTCGTGCGCTTCCCGAACGGCGAGAAGGTCTGGCTGCCGCTGAGCCAGGTCAACCAAGTCCCCGAGGCGTGGAGCATCCCGGACAGCCTAGTGTCCCGCCGCGGCAAGCACCTCCTGATCACCGACTGGATCGCCAAGCAGAAGGGCTTCAAGGTCACGCCGCGCGAGCTGGACATCGATCCGGAACGCGCGGCGGAGAAGCCAGCCGCGCCGGCGCAGACCGCTAGGGCTGAGACGGCCGACGCGTCTGCAATTCACGGACTTGCTCCCCACACAGGCGCATATTGATCCAGTATCGCTGGCGCGCCTCGATGAAGCAGAGGACTTGCCGTACATTATCGTGCTGTTGTCGAATGGGAACCACTACATCCATGACGGTCATCATCGAGCTACGCGCGCCATGTTGCGCAACGAGTTGATTGATGCCGTAGTTGTCAACCTGGAGATGATAAAGTGAAAAAACTTACCGTAGCTGACTATCGTAGACAGGTAGCCCAACTCAAGAACGATGTCGCCGCCCTGCGCAGCGATCTGAAGCTTGCGCTCGATCGCGAGCGCTCGAAGGATGCGCAGGCGTCGCACGACTTCTCACAGGCGCTCATGGCGCTCAATCAGCTCTTGACGGCGCTGCATCCAGGGCCTTGGAGTCCCGGCGTTGTGTTGTCGTACCTTGAGCCCGAGCAGAGAGATTACCGAGCTTGCTCGGTATGCGTTGAGACGCCGCGGGGAATTAGTCCGCTCCCGATGGGCTACCTCAGCGTCTGCAGCTGCATGCGCGAGAGCCCGCGCTGGTATATTTCGCTTACCAAGTTCGTGGCCAATAACACAGCAATACCGACACGCGTTATCCTTTTCAAAGGCCGCTTCGAGACACCGCGCGCTGCTGTGAAGGCTGCGGCGGAGTTCCTGCTGCCCAAGAACCACAGCGCGCTAGTTGAGCAGCTTCGAAAGGCAGCGGAAAAGCTATGAAAGCCCACGAGTACTACAGCCGCGCGATGCTGCTTGCAGCCGATCGCACAATGTCAGTTCGCTGCCGTTCCATGGCTGAGCTCAGCGCCGGTTGGACTGTGGACGTGTCGCCACTTCCAGCGCATCGCTGCATTTCCGAACGCTTGACGCAGCCTGAAGGGAAGCAAGTCAATCAGTCGATGGCGCTGTTGCTCGGCAAGGTGCCAGTTATCATTGCTGGCACCTCGATAGTGCTTGACACGATGCCGAGCAACACGCCGGATGTGTTGACTGTCGAACACGCGCGCCTGTGGCAGTACATGAGCAGTCGGTTGATTTCACAGCCCGCTGGACTGCTTCAGTTTCAAATGGAGCTCGCGATATTGCTCGAAGAGCTTGCGTCGCCGTCCAAGCCACGCCTGCAACTGGTGCCAGCATGAGAGCCAAACAGCTAATCGACGCGCTGCGTAGCCAGCTTACGCAGGAACTGCAAGCGAAAACCGGTTGGGGTTGCAATGAGGTGCTGCAAGCATTCGAGCGCGCAGCTGTAACGGCGCTGGGAGAGCTGGTCGAACTGCCAAAGCCGCTGGCCGGCGCGCCGCCTGATCACAAGTTGTGCTACGTCGAGGGCTACTGCGCTTACTTTACCAACAAGCCTCTCGCAGAACAATGGGGCGACGATTGGAATGATGCGCCGTACGAGCACAATGCTGGCACACCGTATGAAGATGTCCCTGGACAGATTTTCAAAGTCCAGTTCATCTGCGACACTTTAGTCACTCCTGACTACGAACAAAGCAATACCCCGTGGTCTGTTGAGCAGATCAATGCAGGCGCGATGCCGTGGCTACGTCCTAACCCTTGGCAGAAAGAATGCCAAGTGTTCATCCAAGCGGGCTGTTCTGTTGAAGAGTTTGTAGCGGCCATTCGCAAAGCCGGCGGCGAAGTTTTCTACAAGCCGTATGGCTGAACGCGCCTACCAGCAACGCTTCCTTGAACAACACGCCGCGGCAACACTCGCCGGCCACAAATCGGTCATGCTGGTGTTGCCAGTCGGCGCTGGGAAGACTTATACCGCGCGCCTTGTCGTTGAGCGCATCGCGCCGAAAAGGCGTCATGATATCTGGGTGCTTGAACACCGCAATGAGCTTGGATTCCAGTTCGCGGAAGCGTTCACCGGTTTGGACGCCGTACTATTGCAAGCTGGCCAAAAGAACCCTCCACCAACGCAAATACGCATTGCTGGGCGCGATACGCTAGCACGGCGCGACATTGTGCCACTGTACGATTGCTGCTTGCTTATCATCGACGAGGCGCACATCGGCGTATGCGCCAGTTATCAGAAACTCATTGCGCGCTTCAAAGCAGTCTATCGCGTCGTCTATGTACTGCTTCTCACCGCAACGCCATATCGTCTTGATGGAAAAGAACTCGGCGAAGTAGCTGATACGCTCATCGAGCCTGTCACGCCAGAGCAGCTCTTCGATGCCGGCATTATCTGGGAACCGCAAGTTATTGGCGCAGCTACGCCCGAGCTCGGCGGAGTGCCGATGCTTGGCGGTGAATATGATAGTGGCGTGCTTGCCGAGCGATCGAAAAAACTCATCGGCGATGTTGTTAAAGAAGCCGAGAAGTGGACAGAAGGTTATCCTTTTGTCGTCCGCTGCACAACAATAGAGCATTCGCGCAGTGTTGCTGAACGCCTTTGCGCCGCCAGCTTCCGCGCGCGGCACCTAGACGGCACAACATTGTTGGCGGAACGTAATGAGCTGCTCGCGCGACTATCTATTGGGGGCAAGCTCGGACACAGCACCGGTATCGATTGTATCTGCGTTTCCAAAGGCGGTCTCCTCGCGGAAGGTTGGAATCCCGAGAGCGATTACAAGAGACTACTACTACTACCAGAACTGTGGGCAACACCAGAGCAGTTAGCGTCTGTAGGCGTGCAGCCGAATGCTGAAGCGCTAGCGCTTGCACTCATCCAATCAGGCGTATTGCCACCGCGTTATATGCCGGTATCAGTACTATCTGACTGCGCGCCAACAATGAGCAAGTGCTTGTACCGGCAGTTCGAAGGCCGCGTGTGTCGGCCGTGCGGCGATAGTATTCGTGTACAGCTTTGCAGCGTTTGGCTTGTGTTCGTGGCGTTGCGGAAGACTTTTGCACGTATTATCTCGCATAGTGGCAACTGGCAAAGACACGGCTTTCTGCGCAATCATTTTGGATTCTCGCTGCACAAACCGAAAGGAAAACAGCGCCCGGGCATGACACCGCTCGAAGGTGCGCGTTATTGCTCGGTGTGCTTATCCATTTGGCCATCTGGCCGCAGCGTGTGCTCATGCGGAGCGGCGTTAAGTATTCCAAAACCGCCACCGGAGGACACAAAAGAAGAGCTCAAGATCGTGCCGCTCGGAGCTCAGCCGCAAGCGTCCAAGCGTCAAGTCGTTGAGTACCTCAAGAATTTGTGGCTGTGGTGGGCGAAGGAAAACGAAAAGCGACGTGCGCTCGGTAAAGAGCCGGCCAAAGAAGCACAAGTACGTAGTGTGTATCGTAGTCGTTCTGGCCGCTGGCCGACGAATGAGGACCTAGAGGAAGCGCGCCGTTTGGCGTTCCCGCCTAAAGATGATTAGAGCAGAGCCCACCAATATAATGACCACCAGCGCAAGCATAGTCAAGGTCTGCTGAGGTAGGGTGTTCAACCAGCTCGCAGGTGCGGACCGCCCCCATGATGCGCATTTCATTACCCAGCGACGCGCAGCTCCAGTGCCACGATTGACCCCCTAAATGTAGAGTTTCGTGCATCGCCGTGATTTTCGCTCCGAGTGCAGCGACAGACGGTGGATTGAAAGCCGCTGAGAGGACAGCGGGGGTGTGGCAGACATGGATGCCTTCTTCGTCGGCAAAACCAAGGATGTTGCCCCCCAAATCGCATTGCCCTACACCAGGCGGAGTATCCCAGATGTGCAGCTTTTGCGCTCCAATAGGTGCAAAGTTGGTCTCCGGTCCTGCGCCCTTAGCCACAATTCCGCCGAGCGCCGTAATAACTTCCTCCACCCCGCCGACAGCGTCGGAAGCATTGGGCAAGTTCCAGGCGGTCGAGACATATATCGGTCGGTCCAGATGCCACACAGGCCGAGCGTCGCAAGCAAAGAGAAAGATCGAAAGAGCCAGCAACATGTGGGTCATGAGTATCGTACCTTTATTTTAATGCCGCCGCGATAGCCCACACCGGCATTAGTTCCTACAGCAGAAACGGAAATCCAATCACCAGCGCTGAATGTCCCCGTGTGGGTAAGATCGGACCCTGAGCTAGTGCCGGCTGCAAGTGTACACTGAACCGCGGAGCCTGTCAAATCACTCCATGTCGTACCTTCATTCGTCGAGCGCTGAACTTTCACCGTGATCGTATCGCCAGCAGTCACCGTGCTCAAAAAAGTAGCGAATCCGCCACCGTCGAGATTGACTTGCAGCCCAAAGATCGAACCAGCGGCTGCAGCACAGAAGCTGGGAAGAGTTTGTGCAGCTGATGCCTGTGATACAGAGTGAGCGGTAGGATAGCAGGTCACCGTAGTTGTGGCTACGGCGTTGTTACCCATCTCCAGGAAGAACTCTTTTTCAATGGGTATATTCCCAAACTGCAGCACGCCTGAGCTATCGACGTATACCCCTTGGCCGTAGGTCAGGCCCGTCGCGACGCTCTGGCCGAAGCCACCCTGTGCCTTCGACACCGTGCCTGTGAGAGCAGATGCCGCGAGACTCGGAGTCCCGCCGAGCGTATACGTCCCGGTAAGCGTGCCGGTTAGCGCTGTAATAGCTGCTGCTGGAACATTGCCAAAGCTCGGCGCACTACCACCGATAAGTACCTGACTGGTTGTGCCAGCGGCAAGCGCGTTGTACGCCGCACCCGTATCATATAGCATTTTCCCAGCGCCGCTAGGAGCCGGTGCAAGCCGTGTATCGTTGCCTTGAGTCGCAGTTCCGGACGTTGTGCCATAAGAAACACTCAGTGATGTACTGCCACCGAGCGCAACACTTCCACCGCCTGACAGTCCCGTGCCAGCAGTGACAATTAGCGTGTCAGTGACTGTTGTGTAAGTCGCTGCGCCGGTGCGCTTCAAAAGCCCGGTGCCGAATGTAAGCGCCGATGCGCCAAATCCGCCGTTGGCTTCGCCTACAGTACCAGTTAGCGACACAATAGGCGCGATTCCCGGCGAAACGCTGATAGGCGCAACGCCGGAGACACTGACGATAGCGCCGCCAGCTGGCACAATAGGCACGGGATGCAACTTGCCATCGGCAATGGCGAAGACTAACGCGTAGCCGTCTGCCCAGGGCTCATTAGCTATCTGCGCCGCAGTGGCCGCGACAAGCGCGTTTGCAGACTGTGGGCCTTCAATTTCAAACTCGTCAGCAGCCATAGTCCGCTCCTACTGAAAAATGCTCTCGGAGATATCGCAGGTATCAACAGTTCCGCCGCCAGTAGCAAGCAATGCCCAATGCCGCGGTTCGGCCGCGCGCAAAAAGCGCCCCGTGGCGACAGCCTGACCAGCAAAATTGGCTGTTAGGTTCTTCGGCGGAATAGTGTTATCACCGCTCACAGGCCACCACACGCCATCCGCCCAGAAATACGGCGTTACGGTCACAGTACCAGCGGACACCTTGAGCTGAACATTCAGGCCGTTCGTTCCAGCAAGAAACTGATACCCCGGTGGATCGGTACTCGGAACACTATCCGGTCCACCGGAAGGAAGAGAGGCAAGCGGAGTTATGCGCATACCGCCGATGGTCTACTGTGTTATGATGAGCTTATGAAAACACTTGCAGACTTGCTCGCTGAGCCATCAGTTGAGAACTGGAAAGAAATAGTCAAGTTTTGTACTCTTAGCGGCATATTAGGTTACAAACCTGACGCTATCACTCAAGCTGGTGGGTGGCAAAAACAAATAGTCGAAGCGGTATTGAGATGGCCAAAAGAGATCCCCCGCGAATGCCCGCCGGAATGGCCGGAGGACTTCCGCCGCCAAGTCGAACACCGCGTACTGGAGACTGGGACTTACGGCCACTACATCCAAAAGATCTGCACAGACCCTCGACTGCGCCTAAGCGACGGTTCGCAAGCGGTTTGGCTTGAGCGGCGTTTTGTTGGTGGAGTTGTGCCAGGCAGCGTCGCACAGCGCGTTGTTGCGTTGCTATATGAAGCACGTCATGCACCTTCCGTACCCCTGACTATCCGAATGATGGCGGAAGCTGCGTCGATGCTATCTGGCGCGCTCCGGAACACCGGGAAGATAGGTACCGCAGACCTTACTGGCGGGTTGACTATTGAAACGCTCTCAGGTAAACGCCTTGAAATACGTCTGGAAATCGAGGTGAAAGTAGGAGACGGCAAGCAGCGCGAAGCGCAAGCAGCGCGTGAGCGCTCAGTATTGACACGCGGCGGCTGTTATGTATTGTGCAACACCGTGGAGAGTGCGATACAGCAGATACTGGAGTTTAAGAAGAAAGCTGAAGTTACCACCCAACCTTAGCGAGCTCCGCCTTGACTGAGTCAACGAAACGAGTGTCTACCGTATACGTGCGCTCAAATTGAGTCATTCCAATCCTCCTGCGCTCAATCACAGCAATTTGCGTGCCAGTCCGTCGCGGTACCTTCGAGTGCTGGCATGAAGCTTGAGTTCAGGTTACTCAAACCGCGTGCCGAGCTTTCAATGCGCAACTCACTACGCGATTAATGCGTAACTGAATTTCCAATATGCGTAACGCGCTACGCATTTACGCCGCTGCGCACAGCTTGCGTTCCGTTGCCATACTAATGCCAACAGCTACTACAGTAGCTACCTATATAGTCAATGCGCCTTTCGTGTAAAAAGAAATGGCAAGGAACTATATGTACGGCATTGCTGTTACTTTGTACCACTCAGTAAAGCCGTCCCAGCGCTGTTTGTGAATACATCAACTCACTTGTCATACCAATAGGTGGAATCCGTAGTATCGCTTCTTTATTTTTCTTAATTTTTGTTTCTTTTCCAAGATCTTTTAGAAATTAAAAAAGATCCACTAATTTCACTAAAAAATAAAGGGTATAAAAGAAGAATAGTGGTGGAATCGATCGAAATAGAACTCCACCCGAATCCACTGTCTAGGATACCGCTGAACTTGACAAGTGTTTTCGATAGACGGAAGAGACGCCATCAAAAACAATGTCGGGCGCTGTACTGCAATTTATTTAAAGGTACTACTGTAATTCTACATTGCTTTACATTTCAGTATGTGTTTATGTACTGCGCTACTGGCAGTCGTACTACACTGACATTGCTATACAAGTAGAAGTATTGCCTACGTTTAACCCCTTGATACGCACATTTCATGCTCCACTTGAAGCGATGTAGCATGACGCATTTAAAAGTAAGTGCCACTCTTACTGACAAGCGTTTCAGCTTTGCGCAGCTCGGGACCATCTGAAACATGGCTGACACTCCTGCTCAGATCGTCCTTCGGGATTCCGAACGCGCGACCGTGCTCCTTCACTATTTCCGCGGCTTTGACCCTGGCACCACGTACCGGTCCCTTTGGCCATCCCGAAGCGCTCCTTTCGGCTATCAGGAGTTCATCCGTCTATACGTCGAAGAGGTAATTGCCTATCATGCGCCAGCTGGCGCTGAACGCCGGAGCGCGCTCGATGAGGACGGCAAGACCGCCATCGAGCAGCTCCGCAAAGTGCGTGACTTGTGTTTAAAGGCCATTGAGCAGTGCTGCAACGAACCGCTCGAAGAAATAGCGGAGGGCAAGTACATCGATCGCATGCCGAGCGTTGCGCCGTTAGTCAAAGCTCACAGCGCCACGATAGCGCAAATTGCTAAGTTGCGCCGTGGGCAGTTGGAGGAAGCAGCGGCGCTGCACAGCTTAATGACTAGCAATGCCGATCGTGATGGCAGCGCACTTGACGAATGACTTGCAGAGCGTTACGCTAGTTCCATAATTGATAGGAGCTAGCATGCTGAGTAAAGAATCTCCAGCTACGGGTCCGGCCTCTGGTGATTGTGATATTGTTGCCCTCGTAGGGCATCAACGTCTTGATGTTCGGGTTAAAACTTCCACCGTGCATCCTAAAGCCTCTACGCCCATTCGTGGTGCCATGATTACAATGGCTCCAATGACTGAAGCTTGTCCTTCGGGTGAGCCATTTGCTCCCCGTGATAAGCGCGGGCCTGTAATTGGTATTCATTTTGCTAATTACGGAGCCATGCACAGCTTCCAACGGGCGTTGATCGCTGTGCAACACCAGCTCCTATGGCAGGCAGTGCGCAGAGCCGAGGAACGGCTGCAAATTGGCTTAGCGATGAAAGCAGCACGACTGTCGGTGCAATCGTGAGCGCTTTTGTTCTCAAACCAATTCCGCCCAAGCCGCGGATTCCTGGCGTGCGCGCTATTTGGTACGGTTCGCCGGGAAGCTGGAAAACTTCGACGCTGGCACATGCGGACCGTGCGCTGTGGCTTGATTTTCATGGCTCGACAAGCGTGCTCTCGGTACAGCCCGCTGTTGCATGGGACCCGGCTGTGCTTGGTGCCCGGCCACCTCTGTACGTAGACCTCGTTGATACGCTCCGAGCGCTCGTTCCGCTCAAGGCGGACTATGACACTGTGATCATAGACGGACTCGACGACATCGAGCGGCTATACCTCGTTCCTGAGGCGTTGCGGCTGAGTGATAAAAAGTCGCTCAGCGACGACTTTTGGAGCCCGGCGCGCGTGCTGCTGCAGCTGCATCGGGCTATTCTGCTGGAATTCGAAAAGGTCTGGCAGGCGGGTTTTAACGTCCACTTCACTTGCCATGACCAACTGCTTGAGCGCAAGAATCCCGACGGATTCGATTTTCAAGCAATCGATCTGGCGTTGTTCTATTTGTCGGGCAAAGTCGGCAATGCAAACTGCCCGGCTGTATGGCGCGATTGGGTAGACTGGTGTATCTATCTTACAACTTCTGGCCGCATCGTCAAACGCGGCGAGAAGGACAAGATCGGTAAAGCTGTAGGCGACCCCGATAAGCATGTCGCCTATTTCGCTGGCGAGGCATGGCTCGATAGCGCCAAAGGCCGGCGCTTGGAAGAGCTACGCTCGCCGATGACGCTTGAGTCTAGCGCTCAGCTGTGGTCCACTGTAATGGAGTGCTGGCGGCGCGCTTACGCATTCGATCCAGAAGAGCTGCGCACCGAAGCTATGCGTCTGACTGAGGCGCTCATTGCACGCGGCGGCACTAAGAATCCTGACAAGGCGCGTGCGGCAGTGACAGATGCCGCCGATGTGCCTTCTCTTTTGGCCATCATAAACCGGCTGCGCTAAGCGGCCTTACCTAGGAGCTGCAAAGATGTTGTTCAGTGGCGATGCCATTAAGGCAAAAGGTGTACCTGGTTCGCTGATGACCGAGCGCAAGGAGAAAACTGGGCGCGTGAGTGTATCGGCACAGTTCAAGATGGAGCCCGGCGAGACGGCGTACGACGAAGATGGGCGCGAAATTAACGTCGGCGGGCAGGTGCTGACCTGGTACAGCACTATCACCGACAAGTCGCGCGCTCGCACTATCGAGTCTATGGTTCTTGCCGGACTGCCAGAGAATGTCGCGGAGAAGATGATCATTATGGCCGAGGCCGGCAAGTGCGGCAAGACTTCGCTTCCGCAGTTCGGTACTCAGATTGTGGCGCTCAAGTGCAAGATCGATGACTATGACGGCAAAGAGCGCACCAAGGTCGAATGGGTCAATTCGCCGTCCGGCCTCTACGGCAAGCGCGCACAGGCCGAAGAGCTCGACTTTGGCGACATCGCGCCGAGCAGCGCTCCGACGCGGTCGCGCGATGCCGATGATCCGTACGCGTAACTTGAACGAGTCCGGGAGAACGTCTGGCCTTGCGAATGGACGCTATAAGGTGAGGTAGTAGCCACCTAATGACGTGACAGGCGGAGAGACGCAAGTTGTGATCTGCGCGGTGAGCCATGGCGTCCCATAGCAGCGACCGACAGAGCCAGCTAAGCCGTGAGACAGGCATCCGGGCCGACGGACAAATCGGCGTTTGCTGGGTTAGCTCAGTTGGTAGAGCAGCTGCCTTGTAAGCAGCAGGTCAGGTGTTCGAATCGCCTACCCAGCATCGGCGCAAGCCGTGTTGACAACAAATAACAAGGAGAACGTTACCATGGGTGTCAAGATTGGACAGCAGCCTGTTGAGATTTTCGGTGAGGACGCGACCAAGGCGATCGCGGCGGCGATGAAGAACAAGACCGGCAAGGCGATCGACGTGGCGACGATCAAGATCGAGCTCGATCCGGAGCTGAAGATCACCGCGCTGGCCGAGGCCACCAAGCCGCCCAAGAAGCCCGCCAAGAAGCCTGCGCCGACCGCCCAGAAGAACGGTGCTGGCAACGCGTCGCCCAAGTCGCCCTTCGCGCAGAACAGCTAAGCAGCTCCGCTGGCCACGCAGCAACGCTGTGAGGTAAGATCGAGCCATCGACGCCAGCGCTTAAGGACTCCATGGAAAAGAAACATCAGGGCTACCACGGAGCTTGGAACGATAACAACGCGCGTTCCGAGCGAGTGGCCGATGACTTGTACCCGACGCCAGCTGAAGCGACGCAATGCTTGCTACGACGCGTGAAATTCAACGGCGCTATTTGGGAGTGCGCGGCTGGCTTGGGTCACATCAGCTGGGAACTCAAGCAAGCTGGTTACGAGTACATAAGCACAGATCTGTGCGCGGCGCAATACAAACACGGCGAAACGCTTGATTTTCTGCAGGCAGACAAAGCGCTTGCACCAAATATCGTAACCAATCCGCCGTACAAGCTGCTACGCAAGTTCATTCGTAAAGCGCTTACGCTGCCCGGCATTGATACTGTAGCGTTCTTCATTCCGTATCCGGCTATCGCGTATGTCGGTATTCACAAGCTATTTGAAGAACTCGGCCACCCAACGCTTATTCTTGCTATGGTGCCGAACTTCACTATCTGGATGGGTGCGGAGCGCGGCTGGCAACAGTCATTCTTTAAGCACTGTTGGCTTGTGTGGGATCGTAGCGAACCGAAGCGTTCTAGTAGTTTATTTGAGCTGCGTGATTGGCGTGTAGTAAAATAGCCGTAGGAGACACGATGTACTTAGCACTTCTTTTGTCACCGGAATCCGAAGCTGAGCTACGGCGTCATGCATTAGACGCGCCAGCTAACTTGCACTTGACGGTTATCCATAGCAAAGAAACACGCGAGTTGGCACTTCCTTTGCCTTCCGTGACACTTCCAATTATCGGTCAAGGGGTAAGTACCGATTCTTTTGGCCCGCCCACAAAGCGCGTGAAGGTGCTTAAAATCAATAGTGACCCTTTTTGGGAGCTGCGCCGCCAAGCCGAGGCGATTCTGCATAAGCGCTACATTCCGTGGTCTACACAATGGAACTTCTCACCACACCTGACACTAGGTAAAGGTGGGTACAGCGGCAGCCTTCCTGTTGCACTTACCTTCGACCGGCTGGAATGGCGATGAACAAGCGCCGTGACATACTTCGCATAAGCGACCGAATAGAAGTTACAAACCCGATCGTTGTTGTACGCGTGGGCTACCCCAAATGCCACGCGGACTATGTAGAAGAGGTCAAAATAAAGCACAAAGCAGCTGTAGAGGCCCTATTTCGCACGCCACGAATGCAGAAGCGTGCTTACGTCAACTTAGCTTATGAAGCACTTGGTGCTGCAGGCTTTGGCGGTATTGAACGAACTGTTCATGTTCGAGACATGCCAGAGCTACAAGGCTACCAAGCGACTGTTCAAAGTGCTAGAACAGTTGTTACCGGCAAGTATTATCCTTCGAGCACGTATCAGCATTACGACGGTGACTACGATTATGAACCTGGTGGTTTATCAGATTGCGTGTACATTCGGTTGGTTTCAGTCATTTACGACGGGCACACCGTAGAGTTGCTAGCGTCCAACTGTCGTCGAGTGCCTTGAATGGGTCATCAGCTTAGTTTTCTATCATCGCTGAGCCCCGATGAGCCGCTGCTATCATATGTAGTACTGCGCAGTGACGAGCGCTGGAGCGCTGCTCTTCAAGAGCTAGACACAGTCGGCTGGGTATCGCTGGATACCGAGTTCTGGCAAGACTCAGATTTGCTGCGCGCTGCCAAGCTGTCTGGACGCGATCTGCCGAAACCACCAGATTGGGACCCATGGAGCTGTCGTCTAAGATTGCTTCAAATAGGTCTGCCGTCCGGACTGGTCATTGTCGCCGACTTCGGCCTTGAAAAGCTTCCTATCAACGCGCGCTGGGATGAATCGACGCCGAATGCGGACTTGCTCGCTATTCTACAGCGCGTGCTCTGCAGTTACGAAGTGCCGGTATTTGGTCAAGCGCTGGGTACTGAAGCGCTCATACTGCGGCGGCATTTCGGGCTCAGCATTCGACGGCCACGCGATACGATGCTTGCGTCTCAAGTCATCTGGGCCGGCGTCGGTAGCAAAGAATGGGTGTGGACTGACCACGGCCGCGTAAAGCGCGATCGGATGCGTCACACTTTGCAGGCTATTGGCGCGCGTGTCGGTATCGAGTTCGACAAAACCGAGCAAAGCAGCGACTGGAGCTCACCGAAGCTAAGCAATAAACAAATAAACTACGCCGCAAAGGATGTACACCGCGACACACTAGTTGAAACATGGTCACGCTTGGCGAAGCTGGCCAAAAAAGACGGCGTATGGGAATCGGTCCTTATCGAATGTGACGCAGCGCCGGCATTCTGGGAGATAGAATGGCGCGGCATGTCGTTCGATCAAGCCGCAACGCAAAAGCTCGCCGATGACTATGGCCGTGTTGCTGATCAGTGTTTTGCTCAGCTCGCGTCAGTATTACCGCCGGGCACAATACTCGAAGGCCCAGGCAGTGCTGCAAGTCTTCCTTTGGCCCTCACCAAATATATAAACCCAGACGGCGATGTGACTTGGTGGCGCAAAGGTGCGGAAGTTGCAGCACTGTCGTCTATGACTACGAATCAAGCGTGGGCAAAGGGCTATTCGGAAGAGCGCGTCTGCTTCTATCGCTGGGAACAGACGATACAGAAACGCAAGACTGTACGTGAGGGTTGGCTACTCACTCCGGAAGAGGCTGAGCAACAGCGCTTCAAGTTAGTTCCGCAGACTGGCGAGGCTGAGCTATCGCCCTTCGACACCGATCCTGCAGTCGTGGCGCTGCTTGAAGCGCGTTCAGCGCGCAGTGTTGAAGGAGTTCTGCGCAAGCGCATCAAGAACTCATGGCCGGACCCAGAAATGCCCGCGCGCGTAGCTGCTCGCTGCCGTTATTGGCAGATAAGCGGCGGCGAGGATGACGCAGGCGCTGGTATGGGGCGCTCCAGCAGTAGCAAACCCTTTAACGCGCAGAATCTGACGGCATGGCCGCTTGGCGAGAAGCGCCACAAAGAACTCAAGCTTCCGAATGCGCGCAGTACAGCCCGGCCACCAGTCGGCCGCGGTATGGGTGTAGGAGACTTTTCTCAAGCGCACCTGCGATTCGCTACTGAGATGTCGCAAGATGCTGGCATGTTGGAGGACTTCAATGCCGGACGTGATGCGCATATCCGCCTTGCCTGCGAAATAGCAAAAGCTCAAGGCGTCGAAGCGGATTTCTACGAGTGGTGCCGCATTTATCAGAGCGGCGACAAAGCGCATCCGGTATTCGGTACTATAAAGGAGAAACGCCAGCCAGCCAAAGTAGGTAACTATACATGCGTATGCCTCGGCGGTGTTGCAACTATGGCTATGTCTGCAGCGACAGCGGTTGAGCCCATACACCTACCGGACGAGATCTGGGAACTGACACGCAAGGCTTGGCGCGAGACGAACCACGAGCTGTACGCGTTTATTAAGGGCCAAGTCAAGAAAGCCGATCGCAGCAATCACGAATTTGGCGAATACGGCGTTTACGGCGAAGTGTGGAACTGTACTCACAATCGCCGGTTGTTCTTACTCAAGGAATGGAACGTCCCGCAGTGGGAAGACGCCGTCGGGCGCTGGTCTGTTCGTGGCACTGACACCAGCGCCGCTATGTGGCAAATGTCAGAGGCTAATGCACTCAAGATCGCTTTGGCCCTCTTTCTGAAGGACTGTGACGATCATCCTGAATGGGAAGCGTTTCCCATCAACGCCGTACACGATGAGATAGACTTCGAATTCAAGTGGAATATTCAGTATGAGGCCGAAGTAGCGTGGTCGGTTTATGATGCTATGGGCGAAGGTATGCGCCGCGCTGGTATTAAGTCCTTGCCAGTGCGTGCGCCGGATGATACGCCGCAGAAACTCTTAGTGCAGAGTTGGGCAGACAAATAAGTTGACATCTGTACTCGGCGGTGTTATGCTGGGTTGTCAATTAATAGGAGCCGTCATGACCCAGCCGGTATCGTCCAAAGGAATCTATTCTGACAAAGCCAAGCGTCACTACCTCACTGCCGATCTGCCCGCAGAGCTCCAGCAGCTCTGGACAGATGCGCGCCACTGGCGCAGCGTCAAGGGCAATGAAAAAGTGTGGTGGCATAGCCGAATGCCCGGCGACGCTAGTTCACCGCTGCTGAACTTCAAATACCCAATTGGAGCAAAGCTGTCCGACGACAGAGCCAAGTTCAGCGCTTCTAAAAACACTATGCTGGCTTGCTGGCAGCGCCTTAAGGCCAAGACCAAGCCGGCTGTCATTCCTCCGGCTGCCACTGCGCCGCTGCCTGCTAATACGACTGTGAGTCAGGGGCAGCCCGTCACTTCTCCCGCGCCGACACCGGCGCTTGACGCGGCGCGCAAGCACAATCTAATTGGTCCGCGTGTGAGCAGTACTGAGTATATGTGTCTGTGTCCCTGGCGTGCAGAGCATAAGACCGGTGGACAGCAGAACGGCATCCACGATCAAAGCACACAGGTCGGACCGAATAGCTTTCACTGCCGGCATGGCTCGTGCCAGGGCAAGCGCTACGCGGCTGAGTTCCTGGCGGCGCTGAATCCACCGGAAGTGCCGAAGGTAAGCGCGGCGACGCAGGTGATTTTAGTCATCGACAACAGCATCAGCATGAGGGAAAGCAACAAGCACGCTGCAGCGCGCAAGCAGATTCAGCTTATCTGCGATCAGCTGCGCAACAATATGCCGCAGTGGGCAGTTAAAGTGTTGTTCTTTGGCCGTAGCGTATCATATGCGTTTACCGGCGAAGCGAAGTTGCTGCCACTGCTTCATGAACGTTATCACCCGAATGAGGGCGCAACGCGGCTGTACGATGCGGTGGGGACGGCAGCCGTGGCGGCGCTTGGTGTCAGCATCCCGTCGCTGATCTATTTGATCACTGATGGCGAACCGGCCGGATACGTAATGACCGCTATTGCGTCCCATCGTTCCATCGCTGCGGCGCGGGTCAAAGAGGCGCTTGACTCCAAGCGTGTCACAATGATTTGTGTTGGTCCGCCGACTGCGACGGCGTTCTTCGAGTCCTGTGGTATTCCCGGCGGCGTAGATGGCTGCATTCGAAGCTGGGACGGCTACGACGCAAAGGATCTGGACAAGATCACCGGACAGGTGAGCGAAGGGCTCAAGTCCTACGCTGCAGCGCGCGAAGCTGGCGAGACGCAGATAAAGAAGTTCTTCGTTGACGGCCGAAAGCTGGAAGCGCGCTTGCATGAGCTCATCGACATCACGGCGCTGTGTAAGGTGCTGCGCGTTGACCGCGAATGCGTACTGCAGCCATTCGTTGAAGATAGCGGCCACAAGTTCGTCCCCGGCGCGAACTTCTACCCACTCACCAAGAAAGAAACGCTGCGGCCGAACCGCGCAATTCTGGTACGGCCGAAGCTTGGGCATCCCATGCCTTCATTAGTGGTCAACAACATTCCCACACGACGTATTTTCTCTGGTCCGAATGTGCGCGAAGTGCTCGGACTGCCGACAGACCGCGAAGTGACAGTTGAGCCCGGTGATATGGGCAACTTGGAGCTGTTCCTTGAGAGCTCCAGCCATAACCGCCTGCTGGTGCGCGCCACTGATCTTATCGTTCGTCTCGACGTGCAGCCGCAAGCTCACACCTGGGCCAAGCCGCAGCCGCAGTCGAACTAGACACCGCCTGAGCGTCTCTGTTACGATCTTCTTATCCCTTCCGTTCTCTGCAACACCTTTCAAAGGCAGCTTCAATGCGAAATCCCTTGATTGTCGTTCTGTCTGGCCCTATCGCGGTCGGCAAGTCCACTCTGTCTGCAGCGCTTGTTGAGCGCTTCGGTTTTTACTGCGTCAAAACTCGTTCGCTGCTCAAGCAGCTCGCAAACGATCGCGGCTCTGATCAGTTGACGCGCGCTGAGCTCCAGCACGGCGGCGCTGACCTAGATAAGCGCACCGACGGCGCATGGATTGCGGACGCGCTGAATAAGTCTGGTATGTGCAACGCAGTGCCAATTATCGTCGATTCGGTTCGTACTGCTGAGCAGATCGCCCACATTCGTCGCATGAACGGTAGTGTTACCGGCGCTGTAAATGTAAAACACGTGCACATCACTGCGTCGCATGCTATTTTGGAAGAGCGCTTTATCATACGTCGTCGTGAGGCGGTTCAGCACGAAAAGCCTTGTTTAGATGGAACGGGAGGTGGAAGTAACCCGCTGACATTTGATCGGGCCATGATTGGTGAGCCTATTGATGAGCTCGATGGCACGTTGGAGCGCATCGCCGACGTTTGCATAGACACTACGCGTCTGCAGCCAGAAGATATCGCCGTGCGCGTCGCCGCTGCGCTCGGGCTATACAATAACCACGATCGGCTGGTAGACGTGCTGGTGGGCGGCCAGTGGGGCTCCGAGGGCAAAGGACAAGTCAGCGGCTATCTTGCGCCGGAATATGACGTACTCGTGCGCGTCGGCGGACCAAACGCTGGTCACAAGGTCTACGAGCTGCCTAAGCCGTACACTTTCTATCATCTGCCCAGCGGAACGCGATGCAATCGCCGCGCACAGATCGTACTTGGCCCCGGCGCTGTGCTCGGACTGCCGAAGCTGATGGAGGAAATCTCTGACTGCGCGCTATCTGGCAGCGGTCGGCTGTTCATCGATCCTCAGGCTATGGTGATCGACGCAGCGGACGTGAATATGGAAAACCACGTCGGCAGTGCTGTGGCGGCCATCGGCAGCACAGGTCAAGGTGTTGGTGCGGCGACAGCGCGCAAGGCGCTGCGCAGCATGGCCGCGTCTGAGTTCGGTTGTCCGGTGCAGCTCGCTCGCGACGTTCCGGGGCTAAAAGAATTTATTCGGCCGACTCTCGAAGTACTCGATCGCGCTTTCGCGGCTGGTAAGCGCGTGTTCCTTGAAGGCACGCAGGGTACTTCGCTGTCGCTTCATCACGGCGCGTATCCTTACGTCACTTCGCGCGATACTACGGTGTCTGGCACGCTGTCCGACGCCGGTATTTCTCCACTGCGTGTGCGCAAGTCGATCATGGTGTGCCGCAGCTATCCCATCCGTGTAAAGTCCGTTGAAAACACCAGCGGGCCAATGGGACAGGAGATCGACTTCCAGGAAGTTGCGCGTCGCTCGGGTTTTGACGGCGACACGCTGGTACAGCTGGAGAAAACCACAACGACCAAGCGCAATCGCCGCGTTGCTGAGTTCAATTGGGCGGAGTTCCGCCGCAGCGTGTCGCTCAACGGTCCGACGGATATTGCGCTGACCTTTGCCGACTATTATGGCAAGGATAACCAGCAGGCGCGGCGTTATGAGCAGCTCAATGCCGAAGCGCAGCGCCAGATTGAGGCGATGGAGCAAGTCAGCGGTGCGCCGGTGTCGCTCATTGCTACGCGCTTTCATTTCCGCTCGATCGTCGATCGGCGTCACTGGTAACAACGGCTTTGCACGGGAGACAGGCGCTGCGGTAGGACAGGCTGATATAGCTGGCGGACTGCCGCAGCGTCTCCCGTGTAAAGAGAAATGGCAAGAAACTATGTTGAACGGATGGGCAAAGAAGATTGCAGCAGTGCTTGATATTCCCGAACATATCCGTGCGGAGATTATGGGCGTAGACTGTCCAGCACATTTAACGATCGGTGCAATGCAGCGCGCCTTGAACGGCGAAAATGTTGCGCCTTGGTTGGGACCAACTTGGGCCAAACTATATGCATCAGCAATCGCCAAACTTACAGTTCATAACTGGCGCATTGAAAGCAGTCTGGCACATGAGACGCGCGAGAGCTGCAACGGGCATTGCCAGGCAACTTGTCGGCGCGATAAGCGTACAGGACTGCTGATTGCGTTCGACGCGGAAGGTCAAAAGCCGCGCCAAGATGCTTACTGGTTTAATACAACTCGTTCGGAACTGCAAGGAGAGTCTGGTACAGTTCAAGACTTAACGCCGCTTGGTGAAATATGGTAGCACAGCCATGTATTTATGTCTGCGGCGCAGAGGGAACAGGTAAAACCGATTGGACAGGACGCATTGCGCGCAATTACAAGCTGCTAATGCTTCCAGAGACTGCGCGCATTGAGCTTGATTGCCGTGGGGGTTCCTTTGGCCCTCTACTGAGCAATCCGACGGCTATGAATGATTATCAACGCGCGGTGTTTGACCGACAGATCGCGCTAGAGCTCGCAACGACGCCAGCCTATGTCGCCGACGGGCATTGTTTGGAAAACCTCGCTTATGCCTCTGAGAACGCGCAATGCGTAGCCGACTTGTATCAACAATTCGTGCGCGACTTGGACAGTTACCAGCGTGAATTCGAAGTGCTTACACGCCTGCGCAACGGTGTTGTGTTTTTCCTTCGACCGCACCCAAGCATGAACGCGCAAGATGGAATCCGTATTGGCGCGGACTACGTAGCCAAGCAGCGCATCGATGCAAAGCTTGAGCTGCTGATGCAGTTGTGGGGCGTTCAGTATGTGTCTATAGAAACACCGAATGCAGCGCGGCGTGAAGAACTCATCGACTACGTACTTGCGGCGAAAGGATTTAAGAAATGCCCGTCCATATCCTAACAGCGTCATGGAAAGGTTCGCTTACCTGGGCCGGCGAGCGTGAAGCGTGGCTCAAGCAGCACTTCGATCTGGACTACAACGATATCACGTTCAGCCATGCCAAACACAAGGTGCACGGCGACATCTTCATCGACGACAAGCCGAGTTCGCTTGAGCTATGGCAGGCGCGGCATCCAAACGGTGTAGCACTGTTGTGGAAGGACGTGTGGAATAGGCCGCATCACAGTAACTGGCCCGGCGCTGACAACTGGCCACACATGATAGAAGAGATCACCTTTCAAGGATACCAGCGCACCAATCGATTGAGTGAACTCGAAATTCTTCTTGACTGTGACGGTCCGCTGTCGGACTTCTTTGGCGCAGCTATGAGCTGGCTATACCGCGAGTATTTGGACTACGCCGCGATGAAATGGCAACCGCAGCCCGAGCATTGGGCGGTTCAAGATTCACTTCCGCCGGAGCGCGCAGCGGCGTTGAATGCGGCTTGTATGCAGCCAGGCTTTTGCGCTTCACTTGGACTTGTCGAAGGCGCACAAGCAGCAGTTAAATACCTAAGGAGTTTGTGATGTTGGCATACAACCCTAAGCGGCGGTGCACCGCGGACGGTGTACCAATGAACCGACTTATCATTGGCATTGGCGGACTGAAGCGTAGCGGCAAGGATGAGCTGGCACGAGCGATCATCAGTCACGCACGACAGAATGGCGTCATTCTGTGGAACATTGCTTTTGCTGACGCGCTCCGTGATACCGCCGCTGCGGCTTACGGCGTTCCGGTGAATGAGTTCAGCAGCGACCAGCTCAAAGATGAAGTACACCCGGCGTGGGGTATTACGCGACGGCAGATGCTTATCAATCTCGGCGTACCTGCAACGCTGCTTCCGCCAGCTGGTGCTGATCATTGGGTCCGCCGTTGGCAGCAAAGCCTTTCAGATCTTCCCATGAACACTAGCGGCGTTATCGCGGCGGACATTCGGCGCACGAATGAGGCCGCGGCGGTGCACGACATGGGCGGCGTGAATATTCTGGTGCGGCGTCCAGGCATCACGTGGAACGGTCACATCACTGAGAAATTGTCTTGGCTTGCATCGACGGCGCGCGGCAGTTATAATTATGGAGATGCTGCATTGCATGAAATGGGCTCTGCCGGGCAACGATCAACCCGTCCGGTGTTTGACCTGGTTATCGATAATGATGGCAGCGTTTCAGACCTTCATGCAAAAGCATCGCAGTTGTACAAGGCGGTGCTTGATGTCAGGAGACACTGTTAATTCCAGCAACCCTGTAGTGCCCAAGAAAACCCGTCCCGGTTCTTTTGCCGCATTCCTCCAAGCCGTTCGCCTCGCCGGCAGCGGCACCGAACAAGCAGAGACAGCCCTACAGAAAGAGAAGTTCCGCGCTGGCGCTGCTGGTATGTCGCGCGAAGCTATCGACAGCGTTTGGCAGCGCATGCGCCGCTTTGGCTTGTGGCTGCAGGGCGACGGCGAGCCAGTGGCATTGACTCCCAAAGGCTTGCTGTGGTTAAATGAACGTACAGCTTAGACGCGGTGCGCAGGTGTGGGACTCAGTTGGGCACGCCGCGCAGACCGGATTCGCTCGTACGCTAGAACTGGATGGCGAGCGTAACCGCATAGGACTTCAGCCGGTGCGATGCACTCAGACACGAAGACAAGGCTTTGTCTGGCCTGAAGACATCGCTAAGGTGCTGGACGATGAAAGGAAGGTCAGGTAATGGAAATTATTATAGCGCTACAGCGCGGGGGTATGATTCCATGGGCTCCCAAGCCACGGAAGCCCAAGCACGGACGCAAAGCCAAGAAAGGTCAACCTCTTGGAGGGCGCGGCGGTCGAGCGTATCGTGCGCGATGAACGCCGAACGGCGCGTATATAAGGCCGCAGCTAAACGACTGGCTAAAACTATCGGCCAGCACATGGCGCAAGCGCTGGAGGCGGAAGCTGAGTTCGGCCATATCGGCGGACAGGCTGCGGCGCATCGTGAGCTGGCGTCGCGGCTATCGGCCGTGCTAGAGGGGCTGAAAAAGCAACTCGAAACCCCAGGTACACCGTCAGCGCCTAAGAGCCCGCCGGCTTTGACCTATGAAGAGACTATCGAGGCGCTGCGCGAAGAGCTGCCGAAGCTCAGCCCCGGTGCGATGCCTACCTGCATCGAAGTTGCGTTGTATCTTCAAGAGCGCAAGTACGACGACGCGAATCAAAAGTTGCATAGCTGGGCTTGGCAATCGGCCGCAGTGCCGCTCGCAAATCGCGTTGCGCAGTTTATCCAGAGTCTGATGAAGAGCTAGTTCTTAGCTTTTCAAGTTCACCTCAACGCGGAGATAGACATGTACGGGTTTTTTAGCCTGGTCCTTGCCCTTTGTATATCTTGTACGACTGGCCCGACGGGAGAGCTTAAATGGGATGCCACCATCGGAAGCATGGGCGTTCCGCAGTCACCTTCAGCTACACCTACCTATCCGACAACAATCACACCGCCGGTTGACGGTGATCCACTTTCTGCGCCGCAGCTTAATATTGATGTTGAGACCAAGCTGCAAAACGGCGTCGAAGCCGCGCGCCTGCAGAACTACGGCGGCGGTATTCAGCGCCGTGTGAAGTGTACAGGCAGTGGCGCTGGTGCGCTCACCATTCAGCCCCTCGGTGCTATTGCAGTCACCGTCGCTGGACAATGGACGGTGTTTCCTGACCTAACTGGCTCGGCGAGCGAACGCGTGACTTCCGGAGCGCTGAACCCTACTACGCTTGCTGGCGGCGCGTTGGTGGTCAGTACGCGCTACTGGATCTATGCTTTCGGCAGCGGCGGCAAGATCGATTTCATCGCTTCGACTGTTGCGCCCGATGCCGGACTACGCTATAGCTCCGCACCGAGCACTGACTACTTGTACGTGAGTACGTTCTGGGTTGACGCTGCTGGCAATATCGCTACGTACAATCAGTCGGGTAATAAATACACCTTCCGTACTATAGATACCCCTAATAGCGTGCTTACATTAGGTGCAGCTACAGTTAAGACAACAGTAAATGCGCCTCCGGTGCCGAACCAAGCAAGTGAATTTCAACTTTATTGCATTCCATCATCTGCAGCTGACCATATTGTAACATTTTACGGTACTGGCCTCGCAGCATTCGCTGAAGAAGTGGCGGTTAATGTTACCGGGCTAACTTCTCCTTATACACGGGTTATTACAATTCCAGTCGTCACCGCTACCGCTTCATTCGACTATGTATGGTCAGGTGCTCCGGGCGGTGGTAACGGCATGACTTGTGTTGTAAAGAGCTTTACTCTTTAGGAGCTTCATGTACCACGTTACATACAAACTGCCTGGGTATCCGTCGTTACAGGTCGAGCGATTCAGTGAGCTGACAGCGGCGGAAGCGCGGTACGATGAGTTGGCAGGCAACACCGACGTGTTCGAGCTGTCTCAGCCGTTTATTCCAGACACCGCAGCGCCCACGGCGGAAGTAGTGACGGTGCATACGGAAATCGAAGTCCCGCTCGATCCGCCGCCTGAGCCGTCTGAGAACTAGCACCATCTGAGGCATGCGATACTTCGCCGTCCTAGGACTTCTTTTCACCGCCTGCCCAACGCCGCTGCGCACCCAGCAGACGCTTGCCGACAGAGTTCATCGCGCAACGGTGCAGTGCGTCGCTGCGCCCGCCGGGCCTCAGAAGGCCAAGAAATGCACGGACGCACATCTGTGTCAGGTTGCGGCGAAAGACGCCGCGCAGGCGCTCCAGGACGTTCAAAAAGCTACAGCTAGCGGCGATACCGATGTAGCGGCGGAAGCTAAAGCCGCTGGTCTTTCAGTCCTTGCCGACGCTGCTTGCAAGCACGGAGGTTGGTAACATGTGGCTCGTGGAACAGATAAAAAGACTCCTTGCCGCCTGGAGCGCAGCACGAGCTGCCAAAGCTGCGGCCGAGCTGCCCGCTGGTCAGACTGCGCTTGATCAGATCGATGCCGACGGCGCGACAATTGATGCACAGCTGAAGATCGGAGCTACGCGGTAATGCTCGGCCTTGCTGCGGTGCGCATAGCTGAGCTTGAAGCTGATGCTGGTGCGCGAGAGATAGGCGGCAATAATGCCGGGCCTTGGGTTGAGAAATACCTGAACGCCGGCCATCCGCAGCGAGTCACCGAACGCGGCGAGCCGTGGTGTGTCGCATTCTTTCTGTGGTGCTGGCTCCAAGTGCGGCAGCTGCCTTTCGCTTTTACGCTGAGCTCACACCGACTATTCGAACGCGTGCCGTCTATCCGCTGCAAAGGTGAGCCGCCGCCTGGACTTCAGCCCGGCGACGCGCTGTTTTGGAACTATCACAAAGATGGCACCGACGCGCCCACGCATACCAACATGTACCACCACACCGACGAGCACGGCGTATTGTGGACTATTGGCGGTAATGAAGGCGACGAAGAATCACACGCACCGGTCAGGGTCAAGCGCCGCGTCGATTTGACTAAACTCTGGGGCGCTGGTTTCATGTCTGCACTGCCATGAACACCGCCGTTAACTCTCGATTTCATTCCCTTCTCGCGTTCTTCTTTATAGCCTGGACATTCCCATTCGGAGCTGGCATCATGGACAACCTATACGGTATTTACGCCGCGGATAGCAGCAATGTCTGGGCGGTGGGCGAGCATGGTGTCATTCAGAAATACGACGGCGTGAAATGGACGGCGCAGTCAAGCGGTATCACGCAGGACCTGCACGCTGTCACAGGGTCAAGCGACACTGGAGCGCCTTTATGGGCTGTCGGCGGAACGCCAGACGGCGCTGGCGTCATTCTGCAATCGCGCGACCGGGTCTCTTGGACACAGGCATTCGCGCCAAGTCATGCGCTATTCGGTGTTTGGGCACTCAACAGCTCACACGCGTGGGCTGTGGGCCAAGCCGGCGCTATTTGGTTTTACAATGGCAGCACTTGGACTGCGCAAACCAGCGGTGTATCAACGCCACTGGAAGCTGTGTTTGGTATCGATGCTACGCACGTCTGGGCTGTTGGTGACAGCGGCACAATCCTGTTTTGGGACGGCGCTACGTGGGCAACACAGGCATCGCCACTTTCGACATCGCTACTCGCGCTGTGGGGCACTGATGCTTCGCACGTCTGGGCTGTTGGGCAGAGTGCCATTCTATTCTGGAACGGCGCAACCTGGGCGTTGCAGAAAGACCTAACAGCAACGCCGGGTACGGTGCTTAACGGCATCGCAGGCACCAACGCAACGCATCTGCGCGCCGCTGGATTTCAAGGCAGCTCGCCCTACGCGCTGGTGTCCACCGACGGCTCGACCTGGACAAGTGATACGCTTTCTTTGGCCATCCCAAGCTACGCACTCGCACAGATTGGCGGAAGGTACTACGCTGTAGGACAGCACGGCGCAGCGGCTTTCACTCCGTGACATGCATGCCGTGAGTCGCTACTATAGTAGCGATCATACCTGTCAAAGTGCAAGGGAAACAAAGAAAAATGGCAAGAAGGACTAACTGACGCGCGGCTTCCAACGAGCAGAAACAGACTGACCGCCAGACCAGTTGCCGTCCAGCGTGACAAGCACCATATCGCCGAGCTCAACATCGAAGCTGTTTGCAGCGTCTTGCCCATTGCCAGCTTGATTGAGAATCTCAGCCGACAGCGCTGTTGCAGAATAGCTTGGCGTGACAGAGCCGGCAGCCTTAAGCATTGTCAGATGCAGCGTACCGCCGGTAGTCTGGCGCGCAAGCCCCTGTACTGCCAGGTCACTGACAGTTCCAGGTCCCGGCGCTATCCATGGGATGACTTGTGTGTTTACCGGATTGGGCGCGTCCGCTGCAATACCGACGAAGTAATTCGCAGTCCAGATATTTGTAGGACTCACGTAGAACTTCAGCACTGCGCCGCCGATGATAGGAAGATAAACGCTCATAGTTACACCGTCACGCCAAGAACTGTTTTTAACCGCGGGCGAAACTGCAGCGTAGCTGAAAAACCGTTACAAACCCAATCGGCCGCAGCAAGTATTCGAATACCGAGCACGTCGCCGCGATTCACTTGTGCGGCATTTGTTGTGTCGTGTCCTTTAGCGCCTGTGATTGTCGCACTGATACTGGATGGCGTATAAGTTGGAAGATAAACCGAAATGCCACCCGGCGACACTACAACGGATACGCTCGTAGCTCCGGCAACATTGCCAAAGCCCTGAACAACAAGATCGTAGATTTCGCCGTCGCACGGCACAACGTACGGCAAGAAATGCGTTCGGTCTCCATTCGCACCGACGAAGTCATTGTTGAAGAGCGTAGACACAGCCGGCGAAATAGTGAACTCAAACGAGCCACCGCCAGTGTAATCATACACAAGCAGCAGCGGTAACAAGTTAGGCAGAAACTGCCGAGTCAATAGCCCATGGCCCTGTGACTGGAGCGCCTGGAGCCCGAGTATTGACGCCGCAAGCGACGACAACGGCAGTTCTTGCCACAGATTAGCCGTGGAAGCTAGGGTCCAATCGCCGCGCTGCCAAACAGCTTGGAGTATTTGCCAGTACGGCATGCTGGCATAGTCGCCGGCAGTATAAGTAGTGTCTTTTCCGTTTCGGTACTGTGCTAGTTGTACGCCGTCAGCGCCGAATACTGTAAACTGATCCAGGTAGATCGGCGGACGCTGCAGCCTATCTAAGTCTTCATTCACAACAGGCCAGACAGCTTGCGTAGCGTAGCCGAGCTTATTGTTGCGTCGAAAGCAACGCGTGGCTTGCGCTAGAGCAATGCTTTTCTCCGGTGTACTTTTAATGAGCGGCGAAGATAGCGTAATGATAGGTCCGCATAGTACTGCTGCGCTGTTATCAGCGTTCAAGAATGGCCCGACTAACGGAAACCCGGTAAAGAACTTGCTATAGGCAAGCAGCGCCGCAATGAGCGCAGGCGTTGCACCGCTGCCGTCATGCACAACATCGGTCACTATTGCCGGAACGCCTAGATTTGTTGCAAAGTCTAGAAATGGCGACGGCACATCACCAGCTGTGTAGTCATTGCAGCAGCCAATGATCGGCAATCCAGCAAAGGTTGCAGGCGTAGTTGAGCCGGCCAAAAGAGCTGCGCCGAGTGCGTTAGAAAGCATCAGATCAACCCTCGCTGCGCCCAATGATCTTCGCCGACAAGTAAACGCACAACCGAACCACTGCCGCCCCAAACACCACTACCCCAAAACCCTATGCCCCACATGCGGCCAGACAGGTAGTTCAGGTACACGTACATCGGCGTATCGTGCCCAGCTCGGAAGGTGCGCAAGAAGCGCCGGAGCTGGTCTATTTGTGCAGCCGTCGCCGTTGTACCCCAAGTGCCGAGTCCCCAAACGCCAACGCCCCAATAGCGCAGTTCGAAGGGCAGCGGCTTTGACGCTATTACATCGAACTGCGCCCAAACATCGCGCGCAAAGGCATTGATGTAGGGCACGCTATCTGGCGCGCCGTAAAAATCGTGACGGCGGCGAACAATGATATTGCCAAAACCCATGCGGCCGAGGTTGTCTTGATGGCTGCCTTCTGTGCCAGCCTTGGCCCATACCGTCCAGCTGGTGCGCAGCACCTCACGAAAAGCTGACTCGGGTTCGCCGATAGCGCGTTCAAGCTGGCGCTCCGAGGCGATGTACTGCAGTCCATCGAGTGGACAGAAGGACGGCAGCCGAGCAACGCGTGCCTGTACGACGCGATTCATTGCTTCGTCCATCATGCGCCCAAGCATGCCTTGCCAGGCGCGCCCATTTGGGCCATTGAGGAATGGCTTATTTAAGATTTTCCGAAGCGCTTCGAAGGTATCAGCGACGGCCACGGTGTTGATGGTCCGCGTTCAGGTTCAAATACAAATGTGGCGGTGTCACGAGCTGCAACACCGCCACGGCGAAATCAATTGGCGAGGAATTAGCTGCGCATTTGAGGACTCCGCCGTTTGGCTGTTGTAGTTAGCTGACTTCTTCAGTCTACATCAGCCGCTGTCGGCTGTCAAGCGCTACGCAACGTGA